GACACTGTCGTCACACAACTCCGCGAAGCCGTTAGCAATTTTGAGGCTATCCAACGGCAATATCGCCAGTACGGCGCGTCTGACACGGAGCCAGATGGCTTGTTTCAAGGCCTGCTAAAGCACGCCGCGCAAGGCGTGCCAGTTCGCGTACCGACTAGCGCCGGCGCCTGGGAACTGTACGCCAGCAGCATGGACTGCACCACCGCCGCGGCGGCGCTGCATCAGGCCGCCCAGGCAGCCGTAGATATCATTCAAAATTGCCCGCTCGGGCAAAGCCTCGAGCTCAACAAATACCTGCGCGATTATTGCTGGCGGTACTCGTAAGGCGAATCAATAGCCGCCAAAAAACTTCCCGCCCATGTCGTCGTCGGTCCAGTGCTCGGGGCTTTCGGCTTCCATGATTTTGTTGCTCAGGCGGGCCACGCCGGCTAACTCTGCAAAGTTCGGTACGGCGTCGTTGATGTGCCAAAGCGCTGCGCAGCCCAGGTTCACAGCCTGCGCAAAGTCGTCTGACAGCAGCGTATTGCGCGTGATCGTGTAAATGTCTCCACCAGACCGGCTGTCTTGCTTGTTTTCGGTCAGCGCCAAAAAGTCTGCAATCAGTCCGGGTTGATCCTGCGATTCCCAGTCATATGCAAAAAAGCGGACCTGTTTGAGTTTGATTGCTTGGCAGGTGTACAGCAGCGACCGGGTTTTATCCAATGAATAGTGCGCCCGATGATTGATGACAGTCGGAGCTTTGTAGACGCAAAAATCTTGTGCCGCGCTTCTGACCAGCCGCATTGCCATCACACGATCCAAGTTAAAACCAGCCTGCACCATCACAGTTTCGCGAACTGTGCCGGCGCCGGTGTAGTCGTGAGCTACAAAGTCGCAATTGAACAAATTGCTGTATTTCATGCACTGGACAGCTTCGGCTAAGTGATCGCCGCCGATTAGCAGCTTTTTGGCCCACAGCACGTCGATTGTTCCGTCGTGGCGAAAACCCAACACGGCAAGTACGGTAAACGAAATACCAGCTTCGCCGCCGCCGCCCCAGTCGATTGCAAGCATGCGGTGTTTGTAGTTTGAAAGATTTTCAACACACTCTGGCGTGGGTTCTTTAGCGTTTTTCCACGGCAGCAAACAAGCGTTGCGCAGCTCGGTTTCTGAGATGAGCTTCTGTCCCGCGTCAATGCTTTCGCCCATCACCTCGTTGTAAAATTGTGCCTGCGTCATATTGCCGAAGCCTTCGCGCTTGAGTAGCAACGTGGACCATTTTTCAGCGTCGGCGAAGTGCAGCGGCAGAATCATTTGCGGCACGTGATAACCCGCAAACTGCCACCGGCGATCCGGATGCCGGTGGACCCAACGGCCCTGCCGCGGATTAATAGGTTTGCGACACTTTGCGCACACAGTCCCAGGATACTTTTCGCTGATATGAATGTTGTATGGACCGATCATCGCGTCAAGATCGTGCTCCAATGATGGGATGTTCCAGTGCCGACAAGATTGACACGGAATAAACCATTCGGCTCCGCTGCTGCGACGATAAGACCCCTCTAAAGGGTTATCCAAAGATTTTGGCGTTCCTGCCATATGAGTAAGCGCAAAACGCGAATAAGACATGGTTTCCTGGATAATTGGAATATGATCTGGATCCATGTCTTGAATTTCGTCAAGCACGACACGGTCACTGGACACGCCGCGCACGCGGTCCGCGTCAAGCAGTGCAAACGAGAACAGCATGATTGACTTGTTCTTGAAACTGCGCTGCAGCACGTTGTTTTCAGTGTCTGTGCCGGACCATTGCGACTTCAACGGTGACTGCTCAATAAACGGCCGCACATAGTTGTTACTGAAACGCCGAATCTGTTCAAAAAGCGGCGTTACAAACAACGTTTTGAAAAACGGAATGCAGTTTGAGACGATGACGCCGTGTGCAGAAAGGCTCGTCGATTTTGAAACCTGTCGACCGGTTTTCAAACACAGATTCTTCGGCATAAGCAACCGAAAAAGCGGCGAGAACGGGTAATGGTCGGCCGTGCTGTATGGCCTGCCGTTCAAGTTTAACACGAGTGGCAAAATTGGCTCTAGCGACGGAAACGCGCGTTGCTTAGCCAACTCTTGAAACACCGCAGACCGCGCATTCATCGACGCGGCATCCGTAACGTCGATGCCGCCCAGTTCTTCTAACAGGTGACGAATTTCCGCGTTGGGAGCTTCTAAGCCTGTTAATTCTTGCGGGTTCACATCCCGCGCTATTCCTGGTGCCATATGCGCAAGTATCCTGACGAGTCAGACGACGAACCAGAGCTGCAGTGGTTGGAAGACTCCATCCATGAAATTGCTCAGACAGCAACAACTTCTGTTTGGGTGCTTTTGTGTTGGGTTTTAACGACTATCTTTGGCAACGGCCGTCGTCGCGGCTGATATGTTACAGAACCTGGACGAGTATACTAAACGGTGACTCGTCCAGGTTTTTATGGAGTTGCACATGCCTACCATTGGCCATAACGCTAAGTTGTACCAAGAACGTCGCGAGCCGTATCTGCGGTCCACGTTGCGCGGCCCCGGCCCGAACGTGTACTTGCCGGATAATCTTGCACTGCACTTCAAGCTGGAAGCGCCGCTTCCGCTGCCCACTTTGATTCACGACAAATGCGCGCCAGACAACGCGCGCACGCAAGTCTGGCCGCACGGAGACACAACCGCCCCGTGACCCCCTACAAACATGAGAACAACTTTCTGATTTTCGGCCTTGGGTTAATTTTTGTCGCCGCCCTAGGTTGGGGACTTGGAACCACAACCGGCGTCGACTTTGCTGCCGCACTCGTCGCGGCTTACGTCGTTTTACGGATTGTCAACACGATGCAGCGAGCCGAAAACAAAAAAAAGTGAGGCCACATGATCAACTTTTTTGACGTTTTCACCAGCGTGTTTGCCACTGGCGCAGTTATCGAGGTTTGGCACAAGGGTTCAATTTTTGCAGATCTTCGGGCTTACGCCCAGGCGCTGCAAGATACGACCGACCCCGACACGCTCAAGGGCAAGTGGCTGGAACTGTTGCTGTGCCCTTTCTGCAAAAGCTACCACGTGCCGTTTTACCTGCTGGCGCTCGTCTTGCTAGGTGATTGGTGCGGCGCTACGATTGGAGCTGTCGCCCGCCTGGTGGTCTACAGCTTAGCGGCAACGCGGCTGTCAAATCTGCTGGACGGGTTTTTACCGCCCCGAATGCGTTATTCGCCGCCAGGCAAGGATGCCGACAATGGATCAGCCGCCGCAGGAAATTCAGTCCGACCGCCTTCCGTTTGATGTCGAACTGTACAAACGCGCAGACGAATTTTGCAGCGCTGCCATGACCGCTGTACCAGAACTGCACGGTATTGCGATTGTCCCGCTTTGGTCTACGCAACCAAAAAACACGCCGGCCGGACTGCTGCGTTTGCGTAATCCGCAACCGCCCTACCTGGCTAGCCTGCTGATGTTGTTGAAACGACTGGCGGCGTTTTCGACTCAAGTAACACACGATCTTTTCTCGCAATTTGAGATGATCGATCGTTACGCCGCTGAACTGTCCTCACAAATCAAGGCACGAATCGATGAACTGGCGCAATTAAACAAAACAGACGAGAAAAATGGCGACTAAACCAACGCCAACCACAGAGATCAGTATTCCAGCAAACAACGAAACGCTGGTATCAATTCTGACGCAACAATACGGGCATTTTGACGCCGGGGAGGCCCGCGCGGCGCTCGAAACCGCTTATTCGACGGTGTGGAACGAAGAAGAGTTCGCCCAGCAGTTTAAGATCGAATCGGTACATCCGCCGTACGTCACCGTCGTCGAGCTGCCAACCAAACAGCGCGGAACGGCCATGTATCTAGATTCTCCGCGGTTTTATTTCTTGTTTCAGCCAGACGTAAAACCGGTCTGAGTTAGCGCCGATATCTGCGCGCGCTTTCTTTGCCCGAGCATTACGCGCGGGTTTCTTTCCATCTGTAGGAGTGTTCATGGCGTTCAAGACTTACGCCCCCACCAAAGCGCAGCAGATGCGCGCCGTCGTTGCCAGACTGCAGGAACGCGATGAAGAAGTTCCTGCGCCGGCTGACGTCGTGGCTGCGATGGCGGCAAAGGGTGTCTGGGTTTCTGCCGGTCACGCTAATCGTGTAGTGCATGAATTCACCCGCAAGCGGTTTAGTCGCTGCCGCCGCGCAAACAAAGTCGCCGAAAAAGTGGCGACGCCGGCAAGCTCTTCGTGCGGAAAGCCCGAGTGGCTCGATGTCGCCGCGAAGCTTGTCAAGGTTTGCGGCGGCTTCAAGCAGGCCAAAGCACGCCTGGACGAATTTGAGCTCGTTGTGAGCGCGTTCCAGCCGTAAGAAATCAGCCACTTGATTTTGAGTTTTTACGCGTTAGTGTGATTGATAGACCTCTGGAGCCAATCATGGCCAAGCGCGCGAAAAGCGCACGGATGCAGAACGCTGGCCCGGAAGCCGAAATTGTCCTCCCCGATTTTTTGCCTGCGCTAGGCGATGTGATCGACGGCGGCGAGGATGACATTACAGAACTGGAGCGGGGTCAGCCCGCGCCAGTCGCTTCTGCTGTTGGAAGCGACGATCCGTCCCCGGCGATGGCCGCGGCTGCAAGAGCCGTTAAGCAGGCTGCCGCCAAAAAGAAGAAGGTTGAACTCATGGCTGATGCCACAAAGTCCGAGCCTACCAAGGCTGAGTTGATTCGATCGGAAATTGCTTCGCGTGTTGCGGCCGGAGAGGAAAAAATCCGCCCGCGCGATATCGTTGCTGCGCTGAAGGCGAAGGGCGTTACTGTCCACGCGCCGCAGGTCAGCGTCGCGCTACGTGATGCTACAGCTGCCGAGAACGCAGAGCCGCGCCGCAGCAAGCCCAAAGCGGAGAAGGCCGGCAAGCCCGCTGCGGCGGACACCAAGCGAAGTCTGTCCAGCGTCAAATCGACGCCTGGCGCCAGGCCTGCTCATGTCGGCGGCGGTCCCAGCTACGACGCGCTGCAAGCGGCAGCCGCGTTTGTCACTGCGCGTGGCGGGCTGCCAGCGGCTCGCGATCTGCTGAACGCCTACGAGCAGCTGCTGAATCTGCCGAAGTGACCTGCCGGCCGTTACCGCACCCGACAAACGACTGTAAAACTTTGTCGGGTGCGGTTGGCCTGGCGCGCAAGGAGCTGCCATGCCCAATGACTGCCCGGTGTTACCAGTGCGGAAAGCTACGCCAGTGGTAATGCCTGCGGGAACGTTGAAGCGGATACATGTTAACCAGCACATAATCCGCAGCAACATCAAAACTAAACGCGACGCGCCAGCAACGACTGTGCAGTGGAAAGGCAAGTCGTACACTGGCTCAAAGATATCTATTCGCGGCGGAAGCGTCGTCGTACAGCGTATGGATAAACCGCTTTCGTGCGGCGCACGTATTTGGATCGAAACCAGAGCCGAAGTAGAGGTCTCATGACAAAGTACACACTCGAAGAACGCGATCAAGATGCCGGCGCGGTAGCAAACGCGCTGCAGTATCTTGACAACATCCGGAAAGAGTTTGCCGACGTAATTGCAATTCCTTTCGCAATTACTCTCAAAGACGTCGCCGAGATGACGCTGGACACAAGTCGTGGCCCGCAAAAGATCGGCGATTACTGCAGTCGAGAAGAAATGGTCGCCATCCTCGAGGGATTTGCCTTCGAAGATAACGCCTGCGCAGATCCAGCGCAGGTAGCTCAGTATGCGTTGAAAGACTATCGTCAGCAGCACAACAATTCGAAGAACGATTAGCGCACAGCAGCAAACTTGGAGTTCAAAACTAACGAATGACGCCGATCAAAGCACAAATCGAAGAGAGCGTC